GGAGCCTACTTCATGACGGCGCACGAACTGGTCCACGATCTGGGGCGGGCGTACAGGGAGGGGCGGCTGGACCGGCGGATGCGCGTGTACCTGGCGCCCAAGGTCCTGATCATTGATGAGATGGGATACCTGCCGCTGGACGATCTCGGCGCAACCATCTTCTTCCAGTTGGTCAGCGCCCGATACGAGCGCGGCAGCATCATTCTGACCAGCAACAAGAGCTACGGCGACTGGGGCTCGATCTTCGGAGACCCCATCATTGCGACGGCCATCCTCGACCGCCTACTGCACCACTCCACCACGATCAACATCCGCGGCGAGAGCTACCGGCTGAAGGACCGGCGACGGGCTGGGCTGCTGCTGCGACCGGAGGAACAACAGCCCGGCATGGAGCCGGCGCTCAGTGCGGCTGTCGCCGTGAACGCTCGCGGCAAGCGGACCCGTTCGTTATGAGTTTTCTAAGGCACGAGCAGATCTATCGACCGATGTATGGGGGTTTAAAACCGGGACGGCGAAGGGCCGCCCCGGCCTCATCGTTCGATGAGTCTGCGACCGGCTATTCCTCGGCGAGTTGCACTCCTGCAGAGCTCGCTTCCGCTTCACCGGACGATTGCCATGGTGAAGGAGGTAGCTGGGAACTGTCAACCACCACTCGGCCGGGGCTGGGGAATTTTCAGTTGGCGAAATGGGGAAATTTCAGTTGGCGTTGACAGTATTTCTGGATGCGTTTGGCAAATCCTGCGTATGTGCTCAAAGAACTCGCCCACATTGCGAGCGCTTTTCGACCAGTTACAGGGATGGCAGCATGGCACAACGTTGTCACGCGTGTATCCCCGTGACGGGTCCACGCGGTCGATGCCGCTGTACAGGAATGTCCCGTTTGTCCTTGGCCTGTCGATTCTGTTGCGGGGCATGGAACCGCAGTAGTGGCAGTTCGCGGCGAACAGACAGGCGGCTTCGTCATCCGTCAGCGCCCACTCAAGACCGCGCCGCAGCGCGCGCTCCTTGTATTGCCTGATGGCAACGTTTCTGGCAGCCTCTCCTTTGGGCTGCTTCCACTTCTTTAGGCCCGCAGAGAGGCCGATGAGAGCCCGCTCGCGCTGCAGACAGCCGCAACTCCGCGTATGCCCTTTCCGCAGTTCACCCCAGCGAACAACTTTGACGACACCACAGTCGCACCTGCAGCGGACCAGTAGGTGCTGGTCTTTGGTAAGACCAGCAGCTTCGAGAATGATGAGGCGACCGAATCGAGAGCCAACGAAGCCCGGTCGCGCTGCGGCGGTCAGTCCCAACGTCTACTGGGCTATTCCCGAGACTGCGCACTTCGTCACAACGCTCAGTACACCGTTGGTCGTGTCGTACATCGGTGCGCCGGTGACCGTGACGGCCACAATGCCGTCGGCCTCGGTGTTCTCCACGACCTGGAAGGCCATTTTCTGGAAGGTGAACTCCAGCGAGTTGCCGGCGTCATGCTGCACGCTGAGCGTCGCCGTGCCGGTGGTCTGGCTCACCAGCGTGTTGTACTCAGGCGAGCCAGACAGCAATCGCGCCGTGAACTGGAAGCTCGGCACACGCGCGCCGATCTCCAGGCGCCCGCGGACCTGCAAGCCGTTCTGGAGGCCGGAGCCGGGGAAGAAGCCAGCGTTCACCAGCAGGTTGTTCTTCCAGCCGATGGAGCCGGAGAGAATCCGCTTGCCAGCCACGTAATCCACGCCATTGACGTTGAGCGCCATGGAGGCCGCCAGCATGTTGTTCTCGGTGGTGAGCGCTGGGACCACGATGCCGCTCGGGGACGTCAGCAAGCCGGAGCCGACCCAGTTGACCGTCAGCTTCGACGAGCCGCGGCCCGGCCCGTAGCTGAACTGGTAGGTGAAGTCTTCGATGGCGCAGCCGACGAGCAGATTGTCGATGGCGCTGCCGCCACCCTCGGCCACCTGCTCCACCACGGAGAAGTACGGCAGCTCCAGGGTGGTGCCCGGGTCGATGGGCGCGATGGTGTAGGTGTAGGGCGCGCCGGAGCCGCTCTGCACCACGTTACCCAGCCCGAAGGCGAGCGCCCAGGTGGCGAACTCCGCGCTGGCGTACTTCTCGATGCGGTTGGCGACCTCGTAGTGCGAGGGGAACGTCTGAGTGATGAACTCGTGCCCCTTGCCGATTTCGGCCGCGTCGTTTTCGAAGACCGGCTTGGGGGTGGTGAGATCGGCGTCAATTTTCTTGAATCGCAGGAACGACGCCGATGCGGTGGTGATGTTCGTCTGCTTGGCCTTCCCGAGGCCGAGAACAAGCTGTTGTACTCTTGCGGGCATCGATTACTCCTTTACCTGCTGATAGCCGCGCACCATGAGCGGGATCAGTTCCGACGGCGCGGCATCGACATCCTGGACATCGCCGGTCGAAGGGTGGCGAAGCCGCACCTTCCCGGCGGCGAGCGGCTCAGCGGGCGCGGCTTGCGCCTGCGTCTGCATTTTTCCGATGGCCGCTTGCACGTCGGCCATTTCCTGCATAAGGTCCGGCATTAGTCATCTCCGATTTCGGGAATTACCAACGCGCCCACAAACCGGTCCTGGAGATCCTCGTCGAGCGCGTGGGCTACGCTCGGCGTGTCCATAATGTCGAGGCCCGGATAGAGCTGCATGTAGCGGATATTGACCGGGCTGCCCGTGGGCGGCTGATTGCAGACGAGCCACCACAGATCCTCGTAGCCCACGGGGGCGGCCAACCCGGCGGCGTTCCCCATCCGGAAATACACGTTGAAGCGGTGCTTCCAGATGCTCTGGCCGTTGAAGTTGCCGCCCTGCGTGCCGTCCCAGGCGACGAGCATCGAGGGCGCGGGCATCTTGTAAATGGCTTCGGCAAGCCGGTGCTCGACGCCCAACCGATAATGGAACGCGGTAATCCGGCAGGTGGGCGCGCCCGCCGAGTCGAGCGCGGTCATCGCGGCGGCCAGATCCGGAATCGACTGGAGGACGCCGACGATGCCGTCCACCATGGGAGCGGGATTGAGCATTACGTGGTCCTGAGCTTCAATACAGCCCCGCCTTCCGTGTCGGCCTCGATCTCCACCACCGTATAGGCAATTCCGTTGATCGTGATTGTGTCGCCGTGCTGCGGCAGCGGGCTGAGGTTGGCGAAGCGGACGAACAGCCGAACGACGGACGTGCCCTGCACGCTACCGGGCACGTAATCCTCGGCCATCGCCGGGTTCTGGATGATCCCCGTGATCGACTGCGCGCCGGAGCCATCCTGGGGAGTAAAGGTGACCGGCGTGCCGAAGGCGGCCAGGCACGCCGTGTCCATCACGTTGACGAGATCGGAAAAGGCCATAGCGCTACAGCCAGGCGACCACATCGAACTTCTTGCCAGCGGTCACGGTCACCACCGCGTTTGTGGACGTGTGAGTTCCGTACACGACCGTGCCGCCGTCGGTGGGGATCGCCAGCACTGCCGCAGGCGCTGCGCCCAATCCATGCGCGATGTTCTGGCTCGCTCCGGTCCCGGTCTGCTGGTTCGCGATGAAGACTTTCCCCTTGGACGGGTAGAAGCCCTTGAAGTTCGGCAGCGGGCCGGGGGTCTGAAAGTCCGGCGCCGCAATCGGCGTTTTATGCACTTCGATCATGCTGTCTCTTCTCCTTTCCCGGCTTGGCCGGTGCGGCGCGCCTGTTCTTGGGGCTCTCCGATTGCGGCCCCGAGCGCAGAAGCGCGATCTCCAGATCCGGCCACGCGCCGACGCGGCGCTGCTCGTAGAACTGGCGGGCGCGCATCATCTGGAGCTTGTTGTTGGGGTCGGGAGCGGGGTACTCGTCGCCGAGGTTCGGCGGTGTGCCCCCGCCCGACACCGGGCGCCGCACGTAGAGTGGCGGCACGCCGTGCCGCGTCAACTGCGCCCAGTTGGGCCTACGATAGAACGCCATGACTACACCGCCGAGATGACGTTGTTGAAGAAGAAGCCGCAATCCTTAGAGACGATCCGCATGTCGAACGCGGAATCGATCTCCACGCGGTCGCTGGCGAGGTGTTCCATGCGGAACGTCTTGATCCGCAGGCCCGCGCCGCCGGTCGTGCCGATGAGGCCGGTCCAGTTGAACGTGTAACCGGCGCTCGGGGTCATCAGACCGGCGTTGCGAGGCCGGTAGAACAGTCCCGCGCTCAGGCCGCCGATGAAGGCGGTGGACTCGTTCGCGCCCTCGGCAGCGGTGTTGTACACCGCGTCCATGACGAGCACTTCTTCGAGTTCCAGGATCTCGGCGATGATCCGGCGCGTCGCCATCGCCGGGTTGGGAGCCGTCTGGCCGTACTTGGTACGGTCGATAAAGTCGGGGTGATCGACCAGCTTGTCGAACACGGCGCGCGAGAACACGCCGATATTCGGCGCGAAGCCGCCGGAGTTCAACCGCGCCTGCGTCTTCGCATGGCGGATATCGGTGATCGGGGCGGAGGTGCCGTAGCTGTCCCAATACACCACGTGCTGGCTGTCCGCGGCGGCCTGGCCGGCCACTTCCCCGGTCCAAACACCGGTTTTGAAGAACGTGGACGCCCACACGTTCTCGCGGCGGATCAGCGCCTTGTTGGTCAGGAAAATGGTCGCGTCGCGATCCGGCGACAACGGCGAGTCGCTGTTGGCGCGGATCTGGTCGTCCACGTCCTTGTGGAGCGCCCAGACGTTGCAGTTATAGGTGCCCGTCGAGTCGAGCCCGTAGCCGGAGCCGGCGGACTCGGTCGCCAGGGCGCGCTGCTGCATTTCGTCGCGGTTGAAATCGGCGCGCTTGTACGTGTAGTACAGGTCGCTCTTCATCTCCACCGGAATCGGGGGAAAGGCGCGGTCGGCAACGAACTCGACGCCCGCCGCCTCCTGGCTGTACGCCACGGAGATGTTGGTCAACGGGCGGTTCACGTGAACGTCGCCCAGAGTCGGTTGAGGCATTTAGAAGTCTCCTTTGGACACAAAAAAGCCGACCGTTTCCGGCCGGCGGGTGCTGCTGCGCTACTCGGTGTTGCCGACTAGAGCTTGCCTTTCTGCTGGATCACCGCCGGGATCATCACTCCGGCGGCGCCCGTCGCGAGCGCGCGGCCGAGGATCTTATTGCCGGCGGCGGCGGTCACGGCCTTTCCATTTGCGTCCGTGGCCAGCAGATCGCCGGCGGTAACACCGCCCGCGCCGACCACGACCTTGCTCACGCCGAAGACCGCCAACTCGCCCTGGATGCCCTGCCCGTTCGGCTTGTCCTGGAGGATGCCGTCCGCGTCGCCGCCGGCGGCGGGCAACGCAAGCTGCCCGGAAGCGTTCACCGTCATGAAGCAGAACTGAGACGCGCTCAGATCCGAGCTGGCGGGCACGCCGATGCTACGAAGAGTCTGTTCAAAAGCCATATGTTCATTCCCTTCCGCGCGGGGCTACCGCGCCAGGCGGATTCCCGCCGCTTCGAGCGTCGCGATCAGGCCCTTGGCGTTGTGCTGCGACCTGAACTGCGCATAAGCCTCGGGATGCTCTTCGAGCATCGCCGCGTACGCCCGCTCCTTCGTCACCTTCGTGGTCACGCCGTTGACGTACATCCCCTGCGTCGCCTGCCCGCGATTCTGGCGATCGAAGGACTGGGCCTGCGCCTCAAGCTCCGCGACGCCGCCGGAACCCGCGTTCGGGTTCACTCTCGAATCGACCATGTGCTCCTCGCTTTCCGCGACGCGGCTGGCGGTGAGGGCCTCGCTCACCTCCGCGACGCTCATGTACTCGCCCTTCGAGTTCTTCTTCATCAGGAAATCCGCGGCAAGATCGGCTTTGCCGGCCATCTTGCAGAGCGCGGCGATGGCCTGAATGTCGGACTCGGCGCGCATGGCCTTGAGCGGTTCGCCAGGCATCAGGGCGATGGCGGCGGCCTGCTTGCCGTCTTCCTTCTCCTTGCCCTTCTTGCCCTTCTTACCGTCCGCTCCGTCCTGTTCGTCTTCGTCGGGCTGTTCCTTCTTGCCCTTGTTGTCGCATTCCTGCGTCTCCTCGGGCTTCTTGCCTTGCTTCTCTTCCGGTTCGCCGTCCTTCTTGGCGGCGGCCTGTGCTTCGGGTTCGGCCATAGTCGTTATCTCCCTGCCTGCGGCGGGCTGCGCCGCCAATGGATGTACTGCTTCGGAATGAAACTGGCCGGTCGCACTACCCGACCGGCTGACCTTCGCCGACCCGGAGAGCGCGCCTCGCAGCGCGGTCATGGCGTCGTCAAAGGTGCCGAGATCGTCTGCCAGCAGCGGAATCGCATTGTCGGCCCACAGGACGGACGCCTGCGTGGCCACGATCTCCTTCCTGCTGGCCTTGCGGTTGCGCGCCACGGTCTCGGTGAAGATCCCGTACTCGCGGTCCACCTCGTCCTGGATGTCCGTTTCCGCGCGTCCCGAAAGAGGCTCGTGCGGGTTGCCATCCACCTTTCGGGCGCCCGCGAACACGTACGTGTACTTGACGCCCAACTCCGCGTCGAATCCCGACTGGTCCATGTGCAGCGCGTACACGCCGATGGAACCAACCGCGCCGGTGCGGTTCAACCAGATCCTCTCGGCGGAACTGGCGATGGCATACGCCGCCGAGAGCGCGATGTCGTTGGCGACGGCCCAGACCGGCTTCTCCTTCCGCGCGGAGAAGATGAAGTCGGCAACATCGAAGCACCCGGCAGTCTCACCGCCAGGCGAGTCGATATCGAGGAGGATCGCGGAGACGCCCGCGTCCGCAACCGCGCTCGCAACCTGCCGCTGGATCTGCTCATAGGAACTGGAGCCGCTCCACGCGGACATGAAGGACTCCTTCTTGAGCAGCGTGCCCTGCACCGGGATCACCGCGATGCCGTCGATGACCGCGTAATCCCGGTCGTCACCGGCCTCATCGTACCGGGACATGAGCGTGGCGGTCGCGTCCACAGGGATGCGCTGTGCCAGCGCCGCCTCGGGATCGATCCCGAGGCGCGGCCCGAGCGCCTTGATGATCACCTCCAGCTTGGGCGGGTGGATCATCAAGGGCGTGTTGATGAAGCGGGAGGCAACGTGCGTAAGGTGCTTCATTTGGCCTCCTCTTTCCCGGCCGCCGCCGCCTCTTCGGATACATCGGCCTCCGTCAGCCCGGCGTTCCGACCCGTGAGGATCTTCCTGCCATCGCTGTCGTAGGAGAGGCCGAGCTTGTCGGCGCGGTCGTTGTCGTGCTTCTGCTGCTCGTCGATCACCGCCGTGTCGTAGCCCTGCGCAGCGCACTCGATCTCGCGGGAGGACAGGCCATCGCGGATCGCCCGCTCCGACGCCTTCATGTCCTTCTCCGGATCGACCCACGGCCAACCGGGCGTGACCCACTGCGCCGCTTCGAACGGCTCAGGGTCCTTATCATAGGCGTTCAGTAACTCGACGCCGAACACCATCGCCAGCATGGCCTCGCGCAGCCACCGCCGGTAGATGGGGTGGCAAACCTGGAAGATAAACACCGAGTGCTGGAACTGCTCGCATTTCCGGCGAAACTCAAGGAGACCAGCGCGGATCGACGAGTAATTTATCCCCGAGAGGTCACCGCTGATCTGGTACTCTGCCAGGCCGGCGCCACTTGCGAACGCCTGCAGGCAGGCACGGACGAAACCCTTGAAATCGCCCGTCTCGGGCACCTGGGCGAACTGCACTTCCTCGCCGAAGCCGAGATTGATGAACGTATTCGGCTCCAGCTTGGTGATCTGCGTGCCGGGTTCTGCCGTCGCCTGCGCCGCCGTCTGGTCCGGCATCATCACCGGGTTGTCCTGGCTTACCTGCTTGATGAAGCCCGTGATCATCGCGGCGGCCTTCTTGCGCGAGATCTCCGCGTCGGTATACTGCTCCAGTTCGTAGAGCTTCGCCAGCACCGAGGTCAGCCAGGGCTGGCCGCGGAACTGCCCGGCGCGGATCGGCTTGTACACGTGCAGGATCTCGGTCGCCGGCACGCGCTCCACATGGAGCGCCTCCATCGGGTAGAACATAGTCTCGCCGGGATGAGCCTGCCAGAAGTGATAGGCGGCGCGGCGGCCATCGGGGCGGTACTCGATACCGCACCGCACGCGATTCTGCGCGGGCACGTCCGAGGTGGGCTGGTTGCGCCACAGGGGCAACTGCTCGGCCTCGATCAACTGGAGTTGCAGCGGGACCGCCAGACCTTCCTTCGGCGAGCGCGGCCGGAAGCGCACGAACACCTCGCCGGCCTCCATGCACTCGCGCGCCAGGATCGTCTGCTGCCCGTAGAAATCGGTCTGGCCGGACGCCGGGTTCTTCGGGTCGTACTCCACGTCGGATTCCTTGATCCACCGCTCCCACTTGCTGCGGATCAGCGTCCGGACCTTCTCATCCGGGTGCTGCGGGATGAGACGGATGCCGCGTCCGATGGCGTTGGCCACATACGAATCGACCGCGCCCACCGCCCAGGCGCTATTGCGCACCGCGTCGCGGTTGCGCGTGAGCAGCTCCAGCCCATGGGAGAACAGGAGTGTGTTGATGCCGAGGTAGCTCGGGTTCCACCCGTACCCGCGCCGGCCCTTGCCCGCCGCGTCGAACGGGAAGGTCCCCATCGACTGCGTGCCCCGGCGAGCGCGCGGAACAGCCGGAGCTTCGTGGCCGGCGGCGCGCGCGAGGGTCATGAGAGTTTCAATAGGCATAGGCAAGCCCGATGTCGGTTGAATTGTGGAGGATCGGTTCGGGATGGCAGTTGCGATTCAGAACGCTGCTGCGGAGGGCACATCAGCGATAAGGGGACAACCCGTCGAGTTTGGACGTTGATCGCGAACAATGTGTAAGCTTGGGCTATAATCCGGCATGGAACTCGTTATCAGGCAAGCCACAGTCTCGGATCTCGATGGGTTGATCCCGCTGTTTGATGGCTATCGCCAGTTCTACCGTCAAGCCAGTCAGCCCGA